AGTTAAACCATTTCCAGCAAGGTATGTACCCTGACCTGAGAACTGTGTCCAAGACTGTCCTGTAAATGATGATAGGTAGTGCTCAGCCTGTACCCATGCTGTTGAACCATAGTTGGTTCCTTCCATTACGAATACTGCTGCACCAACTAATTCAGAATAGTCATCTGCGTCTGTTGAACGAGTAAGTGTCCATGATCCGCCTGTGCTATTGTATACATAGATACCGCTTGTTGCACCAGCATTAGTGATAAGAACTCTATATCCGCTATCAGCATCTCCTAATACATCATGTCCATCAATAATTAATTGAGTTGCTCCACTTCCAGACATTGTTGGAATTGCATCATCATAAAGAAGGTGAACTGCTTGCTTCCAGTTAAGACCAGAAGAAAGTCCATCAGCATATGCCTTAGCATTATTCTCTGCAGTTGTTGCTGCTGTATCAGCATATGATTGATATGCTGTTGTTATTGCTGTTTCACGAGCATCTGTATAATCATTTGCATCGTTAAGTGCATTTGTTGCTGCACCGTCAGCATAATTATTTGAACGAGTTACCTCTGAAGTAATAGCATTATCTGTATAAAGATTTGCTGCTGCTTCTGCTGCATTAGCCTTTGTTGTAGCATCTGTTGCTGCATCAGCAACTGCATCATTATAAGCACCCTGTACAGCATTGTTACGGGCAGTTACTTCATCAGCAATTTCGCCATCTGTGTATTGCTGTGCTGCAAGCACTGCATCATTATATGCATCTGTTGCTGCACCAATTGTGTCCCACAAACCAGTATTAGCATCTACTGCTCTTTGGTTTGTAAAGTATTTATTTGATGTACCCTCTGAAAGGTCATCTGTATTATGGTTTGAAAGTGAAGAAACTGTACCAGTTACATCACCAATGAGATCTGCTGTAATTGTTCCTGCAGCAAAATCTCCTGAACCATCACGTTTTACTACTGTATTAGGTGTATTTGCTGAATCAGAAGATCCACCAATGAGACCAATAATATAATTTTGGTCATCTGTCTTTTTGGTCAAAACATCGAAATTGTTAACTGTTGCAGTTGTTCCTTCAACGATGAGACCATTTTTTACTTTAAAGTCTTTGTTGACTGTTGCCATTTTATTATCTCCTTATTTATGCCTTAAGTCCAATTCGTGCGTAACGAACTGTGACTGGCTTGTATGCAGGATCTGGAGTCACTGTTAAAGCGACGGTATTTCCAGTCCGTGAGACGCTAATGGTGCCAATATTCCCATCATTGTCAATTGTGCCGTATTCGGAAACAGAGACATTTTCTCCATCTACAAGTACGGTCAACTCTGTTGCATAGAACTTATTGTCCCCTGCTGTTATTTTAGCAATTGAAACAATATACTTGACCATTCTCCATTCTGTTGCATCAAAATTATCAACTACTGTTGTATTTTCAATGCCAGTTATTGTGTTTTCATTATTACCCATAGATCCAAGGTCTGTGGAACGGGCAGAGGCGGAATCAATTAAATCTTCATAATCCTGTTGTGTAGGACGATCACCAGTTTGAAATTTGGTTTTTAAGGTTGGAATTGAAATTTTTGCCATATCGGTATTATAACTCCTTATTTTGATATTTTATTACAAAATCCAGTTGCTATATCCAATAACTTGCAACGGGATAGGTGGAACATTATGAGAACTATAACCCTCAATATTGATAGATGTAAATCTTACCCTAAATGGTAATGCATGCTTAATTTGTATCTTTGGGGCAATGGGATCTATTTGTCTGATTTGATAATCAATTGGTTTGATATATTTTGTTTTATGTTTTAGATTAGATACTGTTGCTGTTGCCATTAATCTGTTACATCTTCGAGAATCTTCATGCTACCCTGGCATACTGTCCAGACTCTGGTAGGATCTGATAACTGAATATCAAAGATATCTCCTGTTTGCAAGATTACAGATTGTTCAGATGTTAGCCAAACAGTAAATTCTCCAATAAGATCGTCTGCATCATGTTCTGGGTTTAATTCCATTATCAAAGTTGCATCGTCAGTAATAATTCCTAAATCAGCAGAATTGTTTGGTCTTTTAATTTTCATATTAATATTCCAATCAGGAATATTTAATGGTTCTCCTGCATCATCAACTACATAAACCTTAAATCCAGATGTGTCTCCACGAACAACTGTCCAAAGAACTGTTGGTGGTTTTTCACCGATATCATATGAAGATGCTGATCCACGAAAATTTGCCATACTGTGATTATATCATATTAGGCTAATCCAGCCTTCAATGCTCCCCATGTTCCGTTGCCTTTTGCTTCAACAATAATAATTCCAGAGTTTGCTGCATGTGCAACAATTCCAACTGCACCTGATCCACCTGCTGGTCTATTTTTTGTCAATCCTCCATCTGGTCTACTTACATACAAAACATCTCCAGTTGTAAATGATGAAGTATCTATATTAGTAAGAACTCCAGCAACAACAACTTTTCCAGTAGCGTTATTTGCTAATGATGCCTTTAATAATCCTAATACTGGTTTAAATATTTCTGAGTCCCATAAATCTTCATTATAATGTTTTACTCCTGGAACGGTATCTGAGTAATTATATATATAAACAGGGGTTCCAGCAGGCAGCGTAATTCCACTTATATTTTTAACATCTATCTGTATAATTGATACATCAATTGATTCTAAAGATTCTTTAACATCTTGTGCTAATTCTTTAAAATCACCGTGAACATTTACTGGATCTGTAGACTTAGGAAAACTAAGTTGAAATTGTCCAGTTGTATAATCTGTTGCCATAATGCATTTATTATACCACTTTTGAGATATTTGACACACATATCAAATCCATGTTATACTAAGAAGTAATATGGCACCCTTTAACAAGGTGTCATTTGTTTCTAAGGAGGAAACTATGATTAACTTTATGAATAATAACAGGCAAATCATTGGTACACTCAGCATATTAGCGATGTTTGGCGTTTGGTCAAATACCGCTAATGCTTCTGAAAACCGATTAAACGATAGTAATATCGTGTCGACAGAAGGTTCCGAGGCCACGCAAGTGGCCAAAAGTCTTTCTACGGCTAAAGAAGATCAGTTAGAAAAGTATAAGAATGCTATAAATCTATCTGACAAAGATCTTAAAAATCTACTTCATTTAGTAGGTTTTAAAGGTCAAGATCTTAAGGAGGCTTGGGCTGTCGCTAAAAAAGAATCTGGCGGTAGACCATTGGCCCTTAATAACAGTACAAGAACTGGCGATAGTTCGTATGGCTTATTTCAAATAAATATGATTGGCGACCTCGGTCCTGACCGTAGAGATAAGTTTAATTTAGAGTCCAATGTTGAACTTTTTAATCCTGTGCTAAATGCACAAATTGCCTATTACATGACAGACGGTGGAAAAGACTGGACTGCATGGCATGGCATTACATCAAAAACTAAGGAACTAATGACAAAATTTCCTGGATAAATAATTATATTAATTTATTTGTCCAAGTTTTTGGAGTTTTTTCTGTGATAAACTCCAGGGGTAAATGATAAGAAAAATCTTTTATTCCCTGGAGTTTTATCCATTTTACTAACTCTTCTAATCCATCTTTTAGAGATATTGTTGTTTTATAGTCTAATAATTCTCTAGCCAAGTTTGCAGAACAATTAGCATGTTTAACTTCTTGGGGTCTACCGTTTACATATATTGGATCCAGATTAAATTCTAAGATTTCTGCAATTATTTTTGCTAATTCATTAATAGTTATAAATTCTTCATCTGGTCCTATATTAATAATTTTTCCATTTGCAATGTCTGTTTCACATGCCTTAATAATAGGTTTTATAACATCTTCTATAAAAGAAAAACATCTTTTTTGATTACCATCTCCATAAATAATAGGCTGTTTATTCGAAAGCATTCTATTAATCATAATTGATGCAACATTTCTAAATGGATCATCATATTTCTGTCTTGGACCAATAATGTTATGAGGAACTAAGATAACATAATCCATTCCATGTGTTTCTGAAATATTTTGTACCAATAGTTCTGCAGCATATTTTGCAATACCGTATGGATCTTGTGGCATTGGAATCATTGTTTCGGTAAATGGAACTTCTGACTGTGTTCCATATCTTGCCATGGAAGACATATGAACAAACTTTTTTATACCGTGTTTAACTGAAGCACTTAATACTGTTGATGTAATTCCAGATGTATTTTTTGTAACTAACGAGGGACTAAAAACAGACAAACCTTCATATGCTGTACAGGCTGTATGCACAACTAAATCAATACCCCTAAACATTGGCTCTATTGCATCAAAATCTGATAGATCTTGTACCCACCATACTACATCTTTAGAAACATTATTTTCATACCCGCCAATTAAATTATCTATACCGTAAACGTTATACCCTAATTTTAAAAATTCATCTGCCAAATGGCTACCCATGAATCCAGCGACTCCAGTTATTAAAACATTTTTCATTATTTATATACCACTATAACTATACTGTCTTTGGAATCAGATGTATCATTCATATTATAAATTTTAAAATTATAACCATTTATAGAATTTACTATTATGTTTAATTCATTTTCATTTATTATATCTTCCATAAAAAACTTACCACCTAATTTTAATTTAGGATAATAAAGTTTAAACGCATGAATTTGTGAAGTTGCATCGTGCATAGAATCATTAATTATATAATCAAAGTAGTTATCTTCAAATTGTTCATAAATATCTTCATACTTTCCCCAATGCATTATTCCAGGTATGGTTATTGTTTGATCATGATTTGTACATTCAACTCCATGTATTTCTGATTTTTTAAAATATTCTTGCCATAGCCTTAATGAGCCACCTGTATATATTCCTAATTCTAAAAGTTTAATATTTTCTGTTTTATCAAGTTCATTTTGATATATAGGCATATAGTTGTGATATGTATCTTTATCTGTTGGATATTTTAAATCTAATGAAATTTGTTTTAAATTTTTCATTTTACCAAAATTCCTTTGGTGCAACTTTTTCAAAATTTCCATTGTAATAATGCTGTAATATTAAATTAGAGCAGTCTTTATATTCTGGCTCAAGATGTAGCATAACTTCCCCTTCGTCAAAATGTCTAACTGGATTATTTATGTTTTGAAAATAATCAAAAACTGCATATTGAACTGCAAGCCAATGTAGCGATAGATGATCTTTATCAGAAAGTTTTTCTTTATTATATCTTAATGTATGATTAACATAAAATTTAATATGATCTAAAATTTCTTGTTTTGCAAATTGTTTATTTAATAAAAATTGTCCATCATTCATTCCTGGCCAGACATGTACCTTTCGCATTATATCTTCGCTATTATCTGGTTTAGCCCACACAGAGTTTGTATCTCCATACTTAAGAAAAAGTTTATTAACATTATCATGAAAAATAGTATCTGTATCCAAATACAATACGTTGTCTAATTTATAATCATTAATTGTTTTAATAGCGTGTTCCCATCTATGCCTTAAAAATTGCTGATATCCTAATTCTGTCCAGGTATCTGGCCAACCCTCTTCATCTTTATTTTCAAATGGAACTATTGTAATATTATCTTCAATAAAAATATTATCTGAAATTTCTAATGGTGCTATGTAAACATAAACGGGAATCTCTTTATTAAATTTTCTAAGAGTATTAATAGAGTATTTTAATTGTTTATAGCATCTATTATCAAATAATGATTGTTCTCTTACATGAAATGAATAGACTATGGCATTTTTCATAAAATTACCCCGTTAACAAAGTCTAAATTAGCATATTCAGCATATTCTTCCAAAGTTCTTTCTGACCCTAAATATCCTTCTCCAATAATTTTTTCTTTAAACATTTTATATACTGTGTCTCTAGACACTGCTAAATAATTATGTAACGGCTGTATGTTTTTTTTGTAATGCCAAACACTTCTTCTGTTATATTCTTCAAAAGAACCTTTTTCTGGACCTGAATACCAATGATATATGACCTGGTTTCTTGGGATTAGTAAATCAAATCCGTTAGTATAAAGCATTGCCCCAATCGGAAATTCTTCTGAAAAACAAATATCTTTATTAAGTTGTATATATGGACAAACTGTAAATGTAAAACCTCCAGATATAGACTTTTGATATTTAGTGTTATTTAAACATCCTTTATTTATAGTATTTAAATATTCTTTAAAAAGTTTTTGGGCATCTTCATCTTTTCTAAAATCAATATTTTCTGGCATAGGACTTTCGCTTAATATTTCATTACCATTAATATCATAAGAATATGTTGCTGGATAATTTGTTAATACTGGTTTATTATGCCCTAACTCTTTATAATAGTCTATATCAGAAATTAAAAGTTCATCCCAGTCTTTACATACTCTGCTATGTGAATCTATCATCATGTAATAATCTTCTTTGTTATATAAAGAATGTGCAAGGTATCTGCCGAGACCAGGACTTAAATTATCTGGTGCCTTACTTGCAATAAATTTAATATTATTATAGTTTTGAATATTTATGTTATCTTCATTTTCAAAAACATAATGAACACCAAAAAATATATCATTTTTACCAGAACTGTTATTAATAAAGTTATCTATTGTTTTTGGTAACTCATAATCATGATATGCTGCTATGTTTACAAATATACTGCTCATTAAGCATTACGCTCCATCCATTCCTGTTCTGATATTTCATTTCTGACTACAGAAAGATAAGAACGGCCTTTAGTTACCCACCAATGATCTGGTTCAACAAAATGGAAAAAAATCATTGCTACATGTCCAGACTCTGGATTTGGAAAATTTTCTCTCCAGTGTAATTGATCATTTCCAAAATATGCAAGTGCTTCGTTTTCTTGTAAAGTATAACTTTTGCTATCAACGTACAAATCCCAAGGTTCTGTCTGATAAACACAATAATCTATTGTATATGTGCATGCATTATCATCTTTATGTTTATACAAAGATGCTTCATTACCTTCATAATGTGCAAATAAAGAATATGAAGGAACAAGTGTCGTGCTATTAAAATGTTCTCTTGCAACAGGAATTAACTTTTCTGCATATTGATCTATTAATGAATCAGTAAAGCAATATCTTCCAAAACCTGCAGAATAATCTTTTTCTAATTTTGGTTTTTCAAATAAATATTTTTTTAATTCATTATATTCATTATTTGTAAAAATATTTTTAATGACTTCAGGATTTTTAATATTAATCATTTTAACCAACTAACTACAGCATACCTTGTACCTAAAGTTACCTCATTAACAGAATGATTGTATGTATATGTTGATGGAAAAAGTATCATTTGATTTCCCTTTGGTTTTATTGTAATATTAAATCTTGGGAAATTAATCTCTCCACCTTCATAGTCGTCATTAATATAATAAACTGTAGAAATGCGTCTATGGAAATCAGTATGATCATCTATATGGTTTGTAAATTTTTGTCCAATTCCATATTTTAATATTCCATATGTATCATGCCATGTTGTACTAATTCCATACATACCTTTATAATCTTTTTCTATAGGATCAAAACTTTCTAAGAACATATTTGATAAAGTAGTAAAAAAAGAAGCAGAAAAATTAGCATAGTCATCCTTAATAGAATCCGAATATGGAACTCCTATTGTCATAGTATCTCTTGATTTAGGATTTACGTGATTCGAATCGCCTTCTTTTACGCTGGCACTTACCCATTCTATATTTGCAGATTCCATCCCTTGTTCAATATCTATGTGTAATTCTTGAGAATTAGGAATCACATTATCATACAATACTATGCCTGGTGCAATTTCATTTTTTATCATATTACCACTTTCCTAAAGGACATGATGCTGCTTGTAGTTTAGTTTTTGAAACCATAAAACATCCACATTTTTTGCATTGTTTAGTTAGTCTAATTAATTCTGGACATTCTTTACATATAGAATATCTTTTTTCAGAAGTTTCTTTATCTGCCCAATCTGTAGTTGGATTTACTAAATCCCATGGTCGTGTTTCTCCAAGATTTTGTTTATATCTTTGCCATGCTGATTGTTCTTCTGACATTTTTATACCCCTGGTTCTTTAAATTCTATACCGTCCCATGTCCATCCCATTTGTACTGGAGAATCTATAGGAACTTCAATAACAATTGGATCTGATGCAAGACCTGCTGCTAATGCTGGATGTTCATAATCTGTAAAATGTATGTCTGGACCAGCAATATTGTTTATAACAAAAATAAATCTTTTTATCATTTTTTCTCCATTTTAATCTTTATACATTATAGCATCTTTAACATGCTACGCAAGTTGATCCACTAAACAGACATCCGCAGTAACTATTACATGGATTGCTTTGTGGACTAAAGCATGATCCTGTGCAAAGACATGATACTGGAGTTGGGGCAACTGGTGCAGGTGTAGGCGCAGGGGTAGGCGCTGGGGTAGGAGCAGGTGTAGGTGCTGGCGTTGGTGCTGGTGTAGGTGCTGGTACTGGTGCAAAATATGGCGGGAAGAACGGTGGGAAGAATGGGAAGAATGGTGGGAAGAACGGTGGGAAGAACGGGAAGAACGGAGGGAAGAATGGAGGGAAGAATGGAGGTGCTACAGGCGCTGGGGTAGGCCATGGAGTAGTTGAGCATTCACCAAGTGTTGAAGACCAATAGTAACCGCAAGATTGACACTTAGCCTGAGTATATGCCCATGCTTCACCTGGTACGCAAGCAGGAACTGGTGCTGGTGTAGGTGCTGGGGTAGGAGCAGGTGTAGGTGCTGGCGTTGGTGCTGGGGTAGGCGCAGGGGTAGGCGCAGGGGTAGGAGCAGGTGTAGGCGCTGGGGTAGGAGCAGGTGTAGGTGCTGGCGTTGGTGCTGGGGTAGGCGCAGGGGTAGGTGCTGGGGTAGGTGCTGGGGTAGGTGCTGGAGTTGGTACTGGGGCAGGTGTTGGTGTATTGCATGACTGAGGACTTGTATAAACTCCACCTTG